AAGATGTATAAATATCAATTTTTACCATATTAGGTAATATATATTTTTAATATATCATATAAATAACATATTAAAAATATGTGTATAATAATATATAGTTGATGAGTAAAAAAATGTCGAAAGAAGATGCATTAAAAAATATTGAATTTCTGAAAAATCGTTTGAGTGGAAAAGAACGGAGATTAGTAACTGAATTTGGAAGAGGTCAAAAAGATAAAATAGACAAAATGGTTTTACAAGAAATGAGAAATTTATTAGAGGCATATCATATTTTTTTACAATTAGAGGATAAATCTGATGTAAAATTACTGGAAGAAATACATAAACAATATAATGAATTAAATGAACGTATTAGAAGTGTGGAAAGAGCGAATGGTGTATCAGAAGAGGATAGAATAAAAGCAGCAATGGAACGTCTTCAAAGACAACAAGAGGAAGAGAGAGAACGATTGAGAATTAGACAAGAACGTGATATGGAACTATTAAGACGATTACAACATGAAAGAATAATGGGAATACCAAGACCATTACCACCTCCTCTGATTCCAGAAGGTTCATTAGACAATATAGTTGATTTATTAGCCCGAGAAGAAAGATTGAGATTAAGAGTAGAAAGAATAATTGAACAAAGGGATCAAGGTGTTGCTGCTGCTGCTGCTGCTGATTCATCCAGTTCATCAGATAGTGATGGTGGTTACAGATTAAGAACAAGTTATTTTTTTAATCATTGTTATTAAATAATTATAAAAGTATGTATAAAAAAAGAGATATAAATTATTCTTCATCTAAGAATACACCATCGTCTAAGAATGAATTATCGTGATTTTTATATTTAGATAAATCTTCACGTTTAGAGAACAGTTGAACAGGTTTAGTTTTAATAGTGGTCCAGATATTATTATCAGTTAAACAGTATTTAACTTTTTCAGGATCAGTAGAATTATTTTGTTTTTTAATTTTAAGTCCATATTGTGAATTAACAATTGTATTAACAATCTTTAGTTTATCATTAAATTTATCAAAAGTAGTTAAATCTTTATGAGTATATTTGAACATATCATATTTATATATGAGTTCATTTTTATGTTGTTGGCACCATTCAATCGTATCATCAAGAGTAAAAAGTAGAACAGAAAGAGGTTGTTCAATAGTAAAATCATTAACATCAAATCCTAATTTTTTAATAATTTCGATAGCATAATAATGGAATGAATATTTATTTTTCATAGTGAAGTCGAGATAACAGTTCGTAATAGCTGAATCATATTTAGCATTATCTTTCATAATTTCTAATTTAGTATTAGTAGATTGGTCATATGTTTTACCATCATTACCGACCATACTTGAATTCATAATTGTTGTTAAATTACGATACCATCCCATTTTTGTTTTATCATTATATTCTTCAACAAAATCAGATGTTAAATAATCTTTAATAGTTTTAGGTTGTTCTCCATCTTTAATTTTGTCATTAAAAAGATTAATTTCATTATGAATACCATAACATTTTACTAAATTATATCTTTTAATAGCATAAATATCTTTATCATCAATATATTCATCACGTTGTTTAATTTTATTATAATATTCATCTTTATCAAGATCAGGAGCTTCAAGAATACCATTAACAGTGTTAGCATTATCTTCGTCTTCTCTTTCAGTCCGAATTTCTTTCATATCTTTAACAATTTCTCCAATATTTTCATCATTTGGTAGGTATGCGAGTTGATAACCTTTATATTTTACATATCCAAATAGTTTTGCTGGGAAATTTAATTTATCTTCAATACTTTCCCAACTATTTCTCACATATAGATCATATATTGGTTCATTTTTATATGGATAAACCATAATACGATCCCGTGATGATCCAACTAATAGTTCATTATTTGGTTTATTAGATTTTTGTTCTTGATCATCATCATCATTATTATTATTATTATTATTATTATTATTATTATTATTTTCAATACCATCGTCAAGCCCATAAGTATTAACAATTTTAGTAATTTTCTTAGGTAAAATATTATTATGTAGATCATAAGATGTAAGATAATAATCACTACATAACATTTGTTCAACAGTATTATAATCGACAGAGTCATCAGGGCTCATTTCTTTATAATTATCGATAGCGAGATAAATACGATTATTTTTAGGTGATCGAACACGATGCAACATTTGACAGAATTCTTGAGATCCGAGAGAGTTAGAACATCCATAAGCGTAAATATTATCGAAATAGTTAACAACATCAAAGGAGACACCCATACAAACACTTGAGTATAAACAACTACATCATATGTGTTCCATTCTTCATTAACTTTAAGAAGTTTAACTAATTTTTCTTCATCAGAGGTTTCTTTATGGATGAGGAGAACAGTTTTTTCAGGAAAATCTCTATTAATTTTGGTAACGAGATCTTTAGCTTTACTATTGGAAGCCATTGGTATAACTAATTTTTTACCGGCTTCAATATCTTTAAAAATAATATTTAACCAGGCTCCATAAGACATATATTCGATTGTATAAGACGAATATGGTTTAAATTTATTAATAATAATATTAGTTAGTTCATTTTTATGATTAACATTACGTATTTTAGTATAATAGTTAATACATCGATCAGATAAATCGGCATCCATAATATAAACGTGATCAGCATCATCAATTCTCATTTCTAAATTACTAACGATAATAGCGGCTTTATTATTACGTGTAAAATGGTTAGAAGTAAGATATCTTGCGAGACTTTCGCATTCATCGATAATAACATAATCATATTTATCTCGATCTAAACGAGTCAATGAGTCAATTTGACAGATAACTCTTTTAGCGGTAATATATTGATCAGTTATTTCTGAGTATAATTTGAAATCGTGAATTTTTAGATCATTTAATAGTTTGATACCAAAAGTACGACGACTTGATACAAACAATATACTTGTATTTTTATTAATAAGATCAGTTCGTTTAAACAGAGCTTCCAAAAGATTGGAAGTTTTACCTGTTCCTTTTTCAGATTGAATTGCAATCAAACCAGATTTAAGAACAGGATCAAATATATCTGGTGTTAATTTAGCTTGATCAAGAATAAGAGCTTTATCCATATATTTCTTATCAATAACAATTTCACGTTCAATATAATTTGCAACTACGAGATCGGGTGAAGATTTAACATTTTTAAAGATATTGATGATACCTTCGTCTTTACACCATTTAATTAACGATCCAACACTAATATTATTTTTAATAGTAGAAGTAGCTTTAAAAGAGTTCCATTTATTGATCATATTAGATTCTTTATATTTATCACTTTGTTGTGACCATCTATTCCAAAGATCATAATAATCCGTTTTATCGGAAGATAAATTGGAAAGAATCATACCAATTTTGGTCCAAAGATCATAATCATCATAATAATTCGAGGGTAATTGGAATAGAATATTTTCCAAATTAATATTATCAGCACTTTTATCAGATGAATCGATCATATTTGGTTTCAAAATCGAATTTGGTGTCTTAATACTTGAATGATCAATATATTTATTTTTAGGATCAATATTGGTAATAAGAGTAGATAACCAAAATTGTTTAAGATCTTGTTCATTTTTACAATCAGAAATATCAGCAGTTTTAAATTTACCAATATTGAAAGTCATAGGAACGAGAATAGCATTACGTCCCATTTTAGAGTTAAAACATAATCTGAAACAAGTTAAATTATAAATAGATTTATCACAATAAGTCATTTTATATTCATTGGATAACCGTATGAAAAAATCTTTACAAACGATATTATTTTCAAAAGTAAGACCTTTAAAGATCAAATGATATGATACCTTATCTGGGTTTTCCTTTATTTGGATATCATTATCATTTTGTAAAACGACAACGTCAGATAGTTTATAATCGTGAGCATAATATTTTTTAGCTCCAGAACGTACATAATTAATAATATTAACAATATGGTCTTTATGATTGAAATCATTTTTAGTTGAATTGATTTTCATATCAATATCGAGACTAAATAATAGTTTACATTTATCGGACCAAAATTCATAGAAATGAGAAATTTCATTGCGTTTAATACGATGGAAAATATCATTTGGATTAACTACATGAAAAAACTTACTTCCAGCTCGATTAACATCTTCTTGAAATAATCGAACATTAGATACACCATTATTAGTGCATTTTTTGAAATAATTGAGAGCATCAGTCTTTTTAAGAAACTTCATTGTATATAAATTATTATTATGAATTCTTTAACTAATTAAGGAGATAAATATCAATTTTTTATATTGATATATCGACCATTATATGATCTATTATATATATATATAGTATATAGTATTATATATAATATAATAGAATATAAAAAATTGATATAAAAAGATATATAAATTATAAAACTTAAACACATATATTATATATAATGAGTAAAACATCAGGCATGAATATATTAGATTTAGGAGATGGAGACAATAAAGCGGAGGAACAGTATTTATTAAGAAATACCAATATTAAAGGATCATTAGACACATCCACATTTGAGATCAGTCCAAATATAAGTGATAATAAATCGTCAAATATCACAATGGAATCATTTATAAACATGGATAATAAGATGGTATATAATTTACCCTGGATTGAAAAATATAGACCAGATAATTTCACAGAAATAATAAGTCATAATGACATATTGAATGCATTAAACAAATTAATAATAAATAAAAGTTTACCTCATTTAATATTTTATGGTCCACCAGGAACAGGAAAAACAACAACAATACTTGCATGCGCCAAAAAAATGTATGGAAAAAATTATAAGAATATGATTTTAGAATTAAATGGATCTGACGATAGAGGTATAAATATTGTTCGTGAACAGATCAAAGATTTTTCAGTATCTAAACAATTTATTGGTAGTTTTAATAATGATCTACAAAATGTCGTTAAACTTGTTATTTTGGATGAAGCAGACTCAATGACATATGATGCTCAATTTGCTTTAAGACGTGTTATTGAAAATTATACATATAATACCAGATTTTGTTTGATATGTAATTATGAAACAAAAATAATAAGTGCATTAAAGTCAAGATGTATGATATTTAGATTTTCACCAATACCAAAAAATATTCATTTTAAAAAATTAAAAAATATAGCTCAAACAGAAAATGTTAATATAATTGATGGTGCATTGGACATACTAATTAAACTGTCAGAAGGTGATATGAGAAAATCTATTAATTTACTTCAGTCTATTAATACCGCTAATTTCCAATCTGATGATATTTTAAATAAAAAAATAATATCACAAAATGACGTACTTAAACAAATTGGTTATCCTTTGATCGAAGAAAAAGATAAAATTACCAATGTCGTTTTTAATAAAAATATTAAACTTAATGAGACTATTACACAAATCGAAAATTTTAAAATACAATTTGGTTTAACAACTGCCGATATTTTACGCGATCTAACCAATCATATTGTAAAAAATATAACAACCAAAAATATGATATCTTTTGGAAAGATATTAGACAAATTAGGTGATGTAGAAATTTATATGTCTATTTCATACAATGATATTGTCTTACTTGCAAATATTGTTTCCATTATTAAAAATAATTTATAACTACTATATATGATCTATTAAAAATAAAATAAAATAAAACATATTATTATTTTATTTTGTTTATATAAATTAAATTAAATTAAATTAAATTAAATTAAATTGAATCAGATCAATTAAAAATTACATTTCTTAATTTATTTAATTGATCTTCATCCGCCCATATATCTTCTACTTCTTGATCTGTATCTGTATCTATATTAATATCAAGATCTGATTTATAAAAATTTTGTTCATATTGTGGTGGTTGATCATCTTTAGATTCAATTTCAATACTATTTACAGAATATTTATCATAACGTTCTCTATCAAACTTGTGAGGAATTGGATTTGTCATGATACCATTTTTGTCTATATAATGATTAATTAAAACATCATCATTATTTATTTCTGCATGATTCTCATTATTATTGTTATTATCATTATCATTATAATTGTACAACATTTCTGATACTTTTTTATTAATTTTGATTGGCACTTCTGGATTTTCATATAAACTTTCATCAAATGATGTATCAGATTCTGATTCAGATACTGTAACATCGTATGTACAACATTTATCATTAACTTCGTTAAGAAATTTTGATAGAATTGATGTTCTAATTTCAAAACAATTAGTGTGATTTAAATCAAATGTATTAATAAACTCATTATAATCATATTCTAATGCTTTAATATTAAGATGATTAACAGCTTCAATTTGTTCGTCAGAAGGATCACTATTTTCTGATTCCAAAAAGAAGACCCCACTTTTTTCTGTTGGAACTTTTAATGAAAAACACCATAATTCTGGTCCAACATATGCCGAAAATTTTATTGTATTTGTTTCTCTATAATATTTATAGTGTTCTAAATACACGTCTTTATTTGACATAATCCAATTTACAATAACATAGTCAATATTATTGGAATATATTAATGTTGAATCCTTTCTTGTTAACTTAATTTTTAACATTATAGTATATAATATACTGATTATTGATATTATTTAAATCAAAATAATATCAATTTTTTTTATATGATTTATCCTATTTAATTAGTTCTTCCAAACAAAATTTCTAAAATATCCAAATAAACCAGTTTGTGGTGGCTGATTCTCTACCACTGTTGGAGTTACTTCTTTCGACACATCTTCAAATTGATTAGATGGTATAATATTTTCTTCCAAATTTGTTGCTACATTTACGATTGATTCTGGTTCAGATAGATTAACATCTGATTCTGAAATATTTTTTGGTATAACTTCATTATCATAATCAATATTGGATGCATTAGGTGCAAACATATTATTTTGATACGTGATATTTGGTGTATTAAAAGTATTCTGATAGTACGTGTTTTCAACTGATGGTGAATTAAATCCTGATCCAGGAAACATATTAAAACATTCCTGAGCAAATACAGAATCAAGAGGTAAAACATTATTATTCCAACCTAAAGCGGTACGTACAAAATCATATTCTTTAGCAGCCAGAGTTTTGTTCAGAACTTCGGAAGGTGTTGGTTTTGTTTTATTTTCATTTTCGAGAGTGAGTTCGTCACCAAATAGGAGCATTTTAACGAGACTTGCCGAATATCCAGAGATCTGAATTACACCTTTAACTGAAGAATCTACTGGACTTCCCGTAACACTGCTCTTAAGATTCCAAAATACGATTGTTGGGAGATCAGTTGTATCATCAGGTAGTCCATACCATGCTTTCCATTTAATGCAAATAGTTTGATACATAGTTTCAACACCAGAAAGAGTTTTTTCTTGACTAACACTGGAACAGTAATTAGTATATCTATGTCCTGTTGCTTCATCGATTTGCATATCGGATAAAGCAATAATTCGTTTAGTAGCATTTTTAATATTACGCCCATTTCGTTGCATCAACATATCGAACGCTGCTACAAAATTTGTATTCATACCCCAATCTGCGACACTTGTGCGTCTTACCATTGCTGGAAATGTTTGACAATCATCAAATTTAATAAATGTTGGATTTGCTGAAAATGTTATCAATGATTGCTCTGCATCTGGATTCTTCTTTTTTCGGAGATGCATAAATAATAGTCCGAGACCAATGGCTGCATTCATAGGAGTGCCACTCATTGAACCGGAAACATCAACCATTACTTCATCATGTTCTACATCAAAATTAATAGATTTATTTAGAGTAGCAAGATTTTTGTTAGCATCTTTTTCTGCTTCCATTAATTGATTCCATACAAAATCTACATATGAATTAAACTGACGATGAGCAAGTAACATATCATATTTGGAATTTTTAATGAGATCTTCAACTGAACCATCAAAATTACCCCGTTTTTTAAGAATATTTTCAACTAATTTTTCAATAGCAATTTGTGATCCATTCACTTTGGTTCCATTTGTTAAAAATTCAATATAATGTTCTTTACATTCTAAACGATCAGCTTGTTTATCAACTGAAATTAATCTTAATTGCGCTTCATCATCATCAAATTCGAGTCCAACTTTATTTTTAATATATTTGGTTTGTTTATCAGTAAGAGTAAGATCGAATGAATGTTTATATCTGTCAAGAGCGATTGATGGAACGTGAGGAAATACAATATCTTTCCAAGTGCCATTACACATATTTACTTCAACAACCCCAATTTTAGTATTTAGATTTGAAATCATATTTCTATATTTTTGGATCGTCTTTGAACCTTTCAAAGTAATTCGAGATTCATTTGTTAAACGGCTCATAATCTCGGATGCTAAAGAATTCATATTATATTTGGTTCGTAGAATTGAAGTAATTTCATCGTAAAAAGTAGAACTTTCACGAGGAATCCATTTAGCTGCCAGAGAACATTTATTGTTAGATGTAAGATCAATCGATAATTGAGAACTAACATCATTAAAGAATTGTTTAACAGTATTGGTAGGTAGATTGCCACGTTGGATAAGATTAAAATAATCTTTAAAATATCCATAATGAGAAATGAGTTTTGACAGTAGTGTTGAAGTATTAGGGAAATCGGAAGAAATCAGTTCAAAAAATGAATAGAATAGATCTCGTTCTCCTTTACCTCCTCTACAGTTTCGTGTATTAAAACACAATATGATAAGGTTAGTAAATTTAGAGAGAAAAACGTTATTATCGTCATATTGGATATTATTAACAGCATCTTTATATAAAATTTTGATATCTTCATCTGGAAGTTTTCTGATTAACCTATTAAACAAAACCAACGTTTTATCATCAATCGTGTTGGATGAATATTCGACAGTGCCATTTTCTCCGAATTGCATTATAAGATAATATCAATATAATAAGTATGTTTTTAAATATATATTGTGTTAAATATATTGTTGAAACCAATATAAAAATTAACTATTACAAGTATATATATATAGTTATGACTGATACAGTTGCAAACAATGATAGCGTACAACGAAACACCGGATTTCGTTTGAACAAATATTCATTTATTGTAAAAGATTTTACCCCTGTTGGACAATATCCATATGAAGTTAAGAATGACAAAGTTTATGTTAATCTTACTTCTTATGAAGAACGAACCGCATTTTTTGCTGATCTCAAGGATAAAAATATTCGTGCTCGTGAAACACTTTATGAATATTTTGTTCCATCAACACATCAACTTGATGGTCAACAAGTTACATTCCAGAGTATTGTTGCATACCTTCGTACTCTAACTGCTGATAATGAATCAACAAAAAATCTTAAGAGATGTTTTAAAGTTGTTAACGATAATGCAAATTTTAAGGTTATTGTAAGTTCGTATGCTCTTGCATCTCTTCTAAATACGAGTCGTGTATTTTTCCCATATCGTAGAAGCCGTCAACATCGTTCTGACCAATCAAGAGAAGCTCGATCTGAACAAAATGATGTTCGTGTTAGTTCTTTTGTTCAAGGACCACAAGAATCAGGTGTATCTTATGGTTCCAGTTCAACTCGTTTCCAGAGCTTAAGATCCCAACAAGTTCAAGATTCAACAGTTGCACCAACTTCAACTCGTCGCACATATGCTGATGTATCTGGGTATAGACGATCTACTCCTCAACCAAATGTAGATCAAGCGCCAAGAGATTTAAATCAAGATGTTGAAGCTGTTCCTCGATCTGGTCAAGTCCATGGACATGGACATGGACGTGGTCGTGGTAGAGGGCGAGGTGGTGGCCGTGGTCGTGGTCCAAGAGGCCCGCGAAGTCAGATGGTTGTTCGATCTGATGGAACTGTATTATCTTCAACAACTCAAGTTGATGCAGTTTCAACTCCACAAGTTGGAGTTGGAGCGAGCGATTCTGGTCCAGTTGTAGCAGAATAAATATAAAGATTAAAATAACATAATTTATTATTTTCTAAATAATAAATTATAAATGAGATTTATATATAATATATTATCAAGGGATTATGGATTGATTCCATATTATAAAAGAGAAGTTAGAGAAAGAAATTTTATAATAAATACATCAATATTAATGATGTTATTATTAATATTATTTATAATAATATATATGGTATATTTTTCGGATGATTTAGATATAAAATTATTAATTTCTTGAAGTATAGTAAATATAATGCAATCAAATAAATGGGGGCCAGATGCATGGTCTTATTTTCATACAATATCATTTAATTATCCAATAGATCCGAAACAATGTGATAAAGATGCATATAAAACATTTTATGAGACTCAAAAACAAATATTACCTTGTAGTATATGTAGAAAATCATATAACTTTTTTTATGATAATTTTCCAATAGATGACTATTTGGAAGACCGTAATGGTGTTATATATTGGTTATTCATTTTACATAATATAGTAAATATGAAATTAGACAAACCATTAGCACATTTTAAGGACGTAATATTAAAATACGAGAATATGAGAGCCAGATGTGGGAATATAGATACATCAAATACAGAGAAAATAAAAGAATGTCAGGAACCAAAAAAATGGAACATTGAAATGGAACATTTTATGAACTATACTTTTGAAAAATATAATGATATGACAATAAAAAAAATAGCACGTATCATCAAAGATAATATGGACCGGGAAGAAATTAAACAAATCGTTAAAAATATTAAACTATAAAATTATAAAAAAAATATTAAATTATTTTTTTTTGTGTTTTTAATTCTTTTTGGATAAAAAAATAGTCGTTCTATGATGAATTAATTCTCTCAATATCATATCTTTAATTCTCTCAAAATCCTATCTATTGATATATCAAGATCAAGTGTTCCATCAAACATAATTTCTGTATGGTTTTTTAATTTTTCACATTTCCATGTCAGCATCAAATTAGTATCAATCAACTTTCCTTTCGGACGTGCTTCGTGTCTTTTAATACGTTCTTCTTCAGATACATAATAATATATAAACTTTGTGTTCGTTTCTCTATCTAAAACGTCAAATAATTTATTATAATATTTTTCATTTAAAATACCTTCACAAACAATACTATATCCTTTGCTTAATGCTATTAATGCATTGGATATCATCATTTCCATTGATATTTCACAATTTTCTTGAACAAGCTCTTTAGATTTATGATAATTATTACCTAATTGTTCATTACGATAATTATCTTGTTCAATAAAAAATATTTTTAATTTATATTCTTCGCGTAATTTATCAACTAATTTTGTTGTAAATGTACTTTTACCAGAAGCAGGACCTGCTCGGATAACTAATGCAAATGAAGTATTATTATTATTATTATTAGGCAAACAGTTAATCATTACTATTTGTTTTCTATTTAGATTTATTAAACTATAAAAATATCAATTTTTTAATAGGGGGACCCACCTTAAGTAATTATATGTGATGTTAAACATCGCATATAATTACTTAAGATAACTGTCCAAGATCAATTTTTTATAAGTATAAATTAAAATGGTATATAATCAATTATTATTTATTTGTTATTTAATTGAATACTTTGATGTATTTTGTGATTGGAACACCACATTTACAAATTAAATTATTAGATGTTTTATGTTGATTCCAGCATTTATTACAATAAGTGAGATGTCCACAATCTTCAGACATTTTTTGTGATAAATTTAAACAATCTTGTTCAATACATTTAAATCGTGTATTTTTATTATCGTCAACAATGAGTAGTTTACGAACAGCATCAACATTTTTTCTACAAACTGGACAATTTCTACTATCATAATTATTATAATTGGTGCGTTGCCTATACATATCTGGCAGTGGATATAAATAATCTTCCATTTGAGGAGGATTCATATTATCATCAACTGATGTAGCATCAGCAGTATTTGATGTATTAGGACTGGTAGCTGTTATTGTACGTGAATTGATTTCCACATTAGGATCAATTTTAAAAAATATTTGTTTAGTACAATTAATGCATGCAACACAATGTCCACAATCATATACAATTTCTCGAATGTTTTCTTGACATACTGTACAATAATCTAATGAAGTATCATATTCGTCATTTAATTGTTGTTCAAATGGTTCTGGTTGAGGACATATTGGTGATGAATATTGTGTTGATACACCACAAGATACAGCTCTTGCAAGAGCACTTGGTGTGTTATCCATCATTTGGTTCAATAATCTATCTGACCTTTTATTAGATGTAACTGATTGAACTTGTTTTTTAATTTGTGTAATGAGAGCAATATAATATAATCGTATTCTGGAAGGGATTGGATCTCTTTTAATCATTTTATAAAGTCTATTATTTTCAGGGCATCCAATAAATTCACCTAGATCTTTGATACCTTGAACCTGTGATTCATCGTCTAAAAACTTTAATGCTTTAAATCTTTCCATCAAATCACAAAAATGACTGATTAATTTGTCATCATCATTTTCAAATGATTGTGGAATATGTAATGTTTTACAATAATATGTACCACTATCTGATTCAATCTTAAAATATATTGGTTGATCAGATTGAAGGGCTCCCCCCTTTAGGGGGTGAGCACTCGACCCTGAAGGGTGAATATCAAAAAATACTTCATTATAATTGTGAAATTCATCTATATTCGCAAGTTCATAACTATTATATGGATTATTTGAACGATCTTGATCATCAATCGATGATTTCATTTCCTGGTCATATAATTGATCTTGATTACTATTAATTTCACTTTTAGATGGTTGAGATGAAGCAGGGAAAGCATTATGAGGAACTCCGATAATATCGCTCATAGATCCTGAAATATCAACATAAAAAACAAAAATAATTTTATCGGTTGGAATTTTAATAGGAGGGCATCTACCTACAATTTTAAATGTATTATTATTGCTCATAATTGGAATAAATTTTTGTTCTTCTAAAAACTGATTTGGATCAATATCAACATTTGATTTAGAGTTAATAATTCTAAGATTTGTTTTAATTTCTGATTGTTTTGCAACTGTTAGTAATGTAATTTTAACATTTTCATCTAATTTAGAAATAGCTCCAAAAGGATCACCAATTAATGAATCATTAACAACATTTTCATCATCACCTCCAACAAATTTTTGTCCGAGATGTTCTAATAATGGACGATCATATTGTGATTCACTACCAATACCGAGGCAATAATCATAACGTGCTTTACCAGTAGCCATTAAAATATCTTTATGAGTTGTTTGACCATCTGACATTATATATTTAAAAATTTTAATTTTTTTATCATCATTTTGTATTTGGGTAAAATGTTTATCAATATATTTATTAGCATCTTCAATGGCAACAAAATTAGTGCCACCAGATGGATGTAATTGATTTTTAATAATATTTTCCATATCATTATACGAAACAATATTTACAGATCTTAACATACCATTATTATTACCTTCAATATTTGGTAAAGGATACGTTGAATAAATATTAGAATAATTATCAAATGGAACAACAATGAAATCAACATCAGCTCCATCTATTCTCAATTGACGAACAAAACGATATGTATTCTCTAATGATCCAATAACTAACTGGCTTTTACTTTTATGGTTTTCATTTCTCTGATCAGTAGCAAGACTCATTGTGCGGGCCAAAGCAGGTGCAAAAGTAAGAACTCTAGACATCTATATTATATTATATAATATTGGAATTACTATATAATGTAAATAGTTAAATTATCAATTTTTTAATATGGTGGCCTATCATAAGTAATTATATGTGATGTTAAACATCGCATATAATTACTTATAATATGGGTTTTTAATGTTTATTATTGAAAATATGTGTTATAATTTTACAGACATCATCATTATCTAGAAAAAGCGAATCATATGCAACTAAAAAATTGTTAGAGTTTTTAAGTTTAGTTATACCTAAAACAAGAGCATCTTTATCATATGTTTTTGAAAATATACAATTATATAAGGATGTATCAAAATCTGGATCGGTAGATGTTTCAATATTGGAAAACAGTTCTTTAGTTTTACTTTGAAGATAAAAATTATATATGGACATCATAGATTTATCTTTAATATTAATATAATTAGGTATAAATGGATTAACGGATGCATTGAACATATTAAAATACACATTTGATTTGTTACAAATCATATTTTGATCAATATTAATATCAATAAGAGTTTGTTGTAATTGGATGCGAATACTATTGATAAAAGAATGTTCATATATAGTTTTATCAGTTTGAGATAGATTATTAAAATAATTGTAAATATAAATGAATGGATTAAGAGTTTTTTTATAAGTCAGAGTAAAAGATCCATATTTAATATTATTTGAATTCATATTATATTATATTGTTATTATAAATTAATTAATGATTATACCAAAAACTGTTTTTAGTTTATGAGTCCAAAGATAATTGTACATTAATTGGTAGAACATCTATAGTTGGTGCTGTTGATGCTAATTTATGTTTTCGTTGTTTGGTAACTTTCTTTTTAGGATTTGGATTTGGATTTGGATTTAGAGTGTTAACAGTATTATCATTATCAATATAACCACTAATGACAGCGACATTAGATTGATTTTTTTTTGGTTCATCAATTAGTTCTTTTTCAGAGTTATTAATATTTTTTTTGGGAACATTTTTTTTGATATTAGAAATGTCCATAGTTTGGATTAGAGGTTTTTTGTTATAAATTTTATTATCATCATCATTATCATCATCAATACCATTATCGAGACCAATAATTTTACCATTGATGTCCATATTAAAAGCGTCTAATGCTTTTTCGAAATCAGTTTTACGATTAAACACAGATTGTGGGTCATTATTACGAGGTAAATAATTAATAATAATTTCGAAAGAAGGAGGGATATTAAGAGTAGTCCATAGAATATTATTCATTTCGTTTTCGGATTTATATTGTCGTGCATTATTCCACCATTGGATGGTAGATTCAGTAGTAACGATCATAGATCCGAATTTGCGATCAAGAGATACTTCTTTAAGGAAATTATTAAATACGAGTAATTTAATTAATTCTTTAAGAAAATCGATGCCGTATTTAAATCCGAGTCCAAATGTGGGACAAGTTTGGAGGTCTTGAATAGCTTTACTTTTGGATCCGCGTAAGATATCTATAATTTTATTGATACCAATACCTCTTTTATTGATAGTAAACATAGTTTTCATAATGAGAAACATAGGAAAATAGAGTGGTCCTTGATCATATTTTCTTTTTTTTTCTTTTTCAGCATTAAAACAATTATCACATTTCATACATGGATTGTTCATAATTTCACCAAAATGTTTAAGAATAATTTTTTTACGACATAAATTGGTTTGGACCCAATTTTCCATAATTTTAATTTGTTCCTCTTTAAATTTCCTGTATTTTTCATCATTAATATCTTTTAAAAGAATTCTACATATCATTAGATCTTTATTGCTCCAAAATAATACACATTTTGATTCGACACCATCACGACCAGCTCTACCAATTTCTTGAGTATAAGATTCCATATCATTAGGAATTCCATAATGAATAATAAGGTGTACATTTTGATCGATACCCATACCGAAAGCAACAGTAGCGACGATACATCGATAAGTACCATTAACGAAACCATTATGTATATCTTTACGTGCTTTAGGAGTCATACCACCATGATAAGCTTCACAAGTAATATTTAATTTTTTAACAATAGAACAGATTTTTTCAGTATCTTCTCTAGTTTTCGCGTAAATAATAATACAATCATTAAAAAACTGATCTAAGAATGGCTGTATATCAGTAAAAATATCAGAAGATTTTTTATAACATTCAATAGATAGATTAGTACGATCAAAACTCGATTTAACAATTTTTGGATTATCTAATTGTAAAAAATGTAATATATCTTTTTGAACCTTAGGTGTAGCAGTAGCAGTACAAGCAAAAATCGGGATATTAGATCCGGCTAACCATTCTTTGAGACAACCTAATTGTTGAAATTCTTTTCTAAAATCATGTCCCCATGTTGAAATACAATGTGCTTCATCTATTGCAATTAAACATAATTTTTTTTCACGAACGAGATCTTTAACAAAAATTTCTTCTTTGACAAGATATTCTGGTGTCATATATAAAATTTTATGTTCATCACCATCAATAATAGACATTTTATTATGTTCCTTATCTAACTGACTCATATTAGAATTAAAACATAAACTTGGAATACCCATTTTAGACAAATTTATGTGTTGATCCTCCATTAAAGCAATTAAAGGAGAAACAACTATTATCGATTTTTTTCTATTATTATATAAATATTGTAATTGGTAACAAATTGATTTACCAGCTCCAGTAGCTAAAACAGCCAATGTATCGTGACCATTAATTAAATATTCGATAATTTGAACTTGTAATGGTTTTAATGTTCTCTCTGGAAAGAGAGTTTTATATAGAGTATTTAATGTGTTTTCCATTGTATAATATATATTATTGTTTTTATCATTATATATCTAATTATTTAATTATCAATTTTTTAATATGGGCTCTCTACTGGTTTATTCTTTTTGATGTTGCACATCAAAAAGAATAAACCAGTAGAGAACCCATATTAAAAAAGGGATCGAGGCAGGTTATACTCTTGATTATCATATTA